CCTCCTCCGACGCAAGCTCCGCTGTACGCCGACGTCATCGCTCCGATGATGATCAACGTTCCGGATCCTCTCGACATCGGAACGTGGCAGCTGGCAGGAGGCGGGTACGTCCGCCTACGGTTCGCCGGAGGGATGATGTCCGTCGCGCTCTCGATCCCATCCCACAAGGCCTTCGGCGCTGGCTTTGGTCCCCTCCTCACAGGCTTCGTCAGGCCGTCCGACGGCCGCGTCAACGACAGCATCGCCTTCCTGAAAGGATACAAACGTGCAGCAGATGGAACAGCGGATTATACCCTTGCGGCCGATCGTCCAGAATCAGTCGGCGATCAAGGACTTTCAGAACTGCAAGAGGCTCTGGGCCTGGAAGCGGAGGGAGAATCTGGAGCCGGTGGGCAGGCGGAGCGCTCCGGAGATCGGGACAGCGACCCACAAGGGCCTGGGGATCCTGCACTCGGGCGGGAGCCTTGACGAGGCGCTGGCTGCAGCCCGTGCCAAGCTCACGGAGCGGGCAGGCCCCGCCACCCGCTTCGAGGACAAGGACCTCGACGAGGCCCTGGAAGTCGTCGACCGCCTCCTGCCCGAGTACATCGCCCACTGGACCGCGGCAGGCGACCTGTGGACCCCGCTGAACCAGGAGATTGAGTTTTTCGTCGAGGTCGGAGAAGGGAGCGGCGCCTGGCTGCGCGGCAGAGCCGACAATCTGTCGACCTACAAGGACGGCCTGGTCCTCGTCGACTACAAGACCGCGGGGCGGATGGACCCGCGCGACCTCCTGAAGTATGAGCTCGACATCCAGCTGTCGGCCTACATCTACGGCCTGTCCAAGCAGCTGACGGAAGACAGCCTGAAGCGCGGAGGGCAGCCCGTGCTGATCCGCGGCGCGTTCATCGACGTCCTCGTCAAGACGAAGATCCCCCAGTTCGCGCGGGAGTTCTTCGGGCGGACGGCAGCCGAGCTGGAGGAGTTCGAAGGGGAATTCATCGAGATTGTCTCGGACATCCGCTCGCGTCTCGACCGAGTCGACGCCGGCGAGGATTGGAAGACCGTCTTCTACAAGAACACGGAGCACTGCTTCCGCTTTGGCACATGTCCATTCCGGGACGTTTGTCTGAAGGATACGCCGACGAGGCGCGCTCTCTACAACCACCGCGAGCCTGACTACGTCGACGCCGCTCAGGCGGAGCTGGACGCAGCATGAGCGCCCGCCCCGGGCCTGACGTGCTTGCCGCCCTCACGTATGCGCTGGCCCTGATGCGTGGCCGTCCGGACGTGGAAGCGCCGTTCAACGCCGCGATTATTCAAGGGCATATCTACGCGCTTATCGAGTGGGCCGCTGCCGCTCCGCTTCCTCCCGCCCCCGATCTCCGCGAGGCCCCGCGAGGACTGGTGGAGCAGTGGAGGAAGCGTACCGCGACGTACCAGCTTCGAGCCGATACGCACAGCGATCCATACGGAGATACCGCCCACGAGTGGCGCGTGCGGTCGATGGAAGTGCGAGAGTGCGCCGACGAACTCTCCGCCCTGCTCGATCCACCCGGAGGCCAGAAGTTGTAGGGGTTATCCGTTGGCGCACCTCTACATACGTCAATCAAGCGCCGACAAATTGGAGCTAGAACCCAATGGAACAGCATGTACAGACTCTCGTGAAGCGGGCCAGCGAAGCGGCATCGGCTGACGAGGCGATGAAGTTCGCGCAGGCAGCCTGCAACGCCGCGAACGCCATGTGTGCGCTCGCGAACAGCAAGAAGTAAGACAGGGCGGCTCATGATCCCGCGTGATTGTGGGCCGCCCGATCCACCCGGAGGGACACGATGAAGCTGTTTGGTCAACTCGTGCGAACCGTAGTCAACGTAGCCTTGATTCCTGTGGCTGTTGTCCGAGACGTTGGCGATTTGATGGTCGGCGAGCCTGCCGAACACACTGCCGACGCCATTGACCAACTGAAGGACGAAGCCAGCGAGAAAGACGATGACTAAGCCGGAGGCCTCGATGACGGATCTCGCCCAACAGGTCAAGCGGTACATCGACCACTCGGACTGTCAGATCGCGCCGCCAGAATCGGGAGCGGCCCTCCTCCGCGATCTGTGGGCCGACCACCAGCGGCTGACGGCCGAGATTGAGGCGACGTGGAAAGGCATCGAGCGCGGGTTCGCCATCGAGCCTCGCGCCCTCATCGAGCAGGAGTCGAAGACCAACGGATTCAAGTATGGGCTGGCTCAGGCGATTCACACGATCTGGAAGCGTGAGCCTAAAGTGGAAGCCGCCGAAGCCCGCGTCACCCGCTTAGAGGAGGCGTTGAGGGGATTGGTTGAGGCGCACCACGGATACCACGTAGGACTCGGACCGTGCGTCTGTCCTGCACACGAAGCAGGCAGGGCTGCTCTCGCCCCCACGGAGCCGAGAGGATGAACATCACCCTTCTCCCCGGTCACCTTCTCGTCGTCAAAGACCCTCCGACCACGGAGAGCGCCGGAGGCATAGCCTACCCCGACGTCGAGACGATCTACCCGACGTCGGCCTACGTTCACATCCATGAGAAGGGAGGAGAGATCGCGGAAGACTTGACCCATCGACGAATCATCTTCGCGAAGTTCGCGGAGCGCGACTTTGAATGGAAAGGGACGACATTCAGCGTCGTGGCGGAGGCCGCCGTCCTAGCAGTCTGGAGCAGGCGTATGAACAAAGAGGAACTCAAGGCCGAGATCGGGAAGTTCATCGACGAGAACGTGACGGAGGAGTCGGGCGAGGTCGACCTGGACGAGGCGGGGACGGACATCGCCAACTTCATCGACGAGCTCGACGGGGACGACGACGCGGAGGCAGGCGCCGAATCGTGAGCGGAGCCGGCGCTTACCTCATGTATCACGGCCAGGTCTGGGGGGAGTTTCGACTCGCGTCGACTCCCTTCGGCAAGGTCGTGAAGCTGCAGCTTCGGCGAGACACCGACTTCGTCGATTTGCTCGAGATGACGATCGTCGGCGGGAAGCTGCTCTATGCAACGGCGGGGAACGTCCCCGTCCTGGGAGGGGAGGTCGAACATGCCGACGGCAAAGAGCCTGCCTAAGCTTCAGCGGACGGATCTGCTGAAGGCGAGCTTCGCGACGCTTCTCGGCTACGGACCTGCCCGTGGAGGCAAGACGCGTAGCGTCGAAGAGTGCTACAGGCAGGGGCTCTCGCCTGTGATCATCGCTACGGAGTTGGGGGAGACGCATGGGCTGATGTCCCTGTCGTCGTCGCCGATTCCGTTTATCAAGGTCTCGTCCCACAACGAGACTATGGAGGTGATTGCAGAGCTGGGGAAGAAGCCGGGGAAGATCGAGTATGAGCAGACCGAGTTTGGAATGGTCGTACTCGACTCCCTCACGCAGTGGGGAGAGTGGCCCCTGGAACGCTTCGTGGAGCTGAAGGGCTGGGGGGACCTCTCGACCCCCGCAGCCTCGAAAGATCCGCGAAGTGCCTACGGCTACCTCGCGGAGAAGGGCCGGTCGCTCTACACGCGGCTCTTCCAGTTGCACGGTCACATCTACATCATCGCCCGCGAGGGCCTCTTTGGTGGTGAAGGTGACGTTCCTCAGTTCGCTGCGCCCGAGCTACCAGGGCAAAAGCTGCCGAGGGAAGTGCCAGGCTGGCCGGACGCAACCTTCCGGCTCCGCGTCGTAAACGGGAAGTATCGGATGATTGTCCAGGGCGAAGGCAACAGCCCTGCCGGTGTCCGCCTGCCTTCCGGCTTCCGCGCTCTTCCTACCCGTTGCACCAACAACATCCCGGCGCTGATCCGCTACATGTCCGGGGATCAGACCGCCTACACCCTCCTCGATCCGAAGACTGCGGAGGGGGAAAGGAGCGGGCAGGATGCAGCGACTGCTCCTGTTCTCACTCCTGCTTAGTGCAGGAGCGCTCTTCCTATTGCACCCACTTCTGCCGCTGATCGCAGTGGTGGCTGCAATCTACATCACCCAAGCAACGTCCGAAGGAGAATGACGACATGGCTCAGATCCCGAATCCCTCCCGCGTCGGAGACATGCCCTCTGGGGAACCCTTCCCGGAAGGGACGTACAACGTTCGCCTCGACAAGGCGGACTTCAAGCTGTCGAAGGACAAGAAGATCCCGATGGCTGAGTGCGCGTTTACCGTCTTCGGCCCCGCGTCGGCCGAAGAGTTCCACGGCAGGAAGGTCTTCGAGAACCTCATGCTCGAGGGCGAGGGCCGCTTCCGGACGCGTCAGCTCCTCGAGGAGACCGGCGAGGACGACGAATTCGTCCTCGAAGACACCGACCAGCTCGTCGGTCGGGAAGTCGGCGCCGTGATCCTCGTGGAACCGGAGCGGACGGACACCGCGTCGGGCAAGAAGTACGGGGCGAAGAACAAGATCCACCGCTTCACGCAGCTCGTCGACTAGCACAACAGGCTTACGGTACATGGGCTGACGCACGACGCGTCGGGCCATGTACCGTAACCGCTTCCGTCAGGAGGGGAAGATGCCAGAAGATGTAGCAGAGTACGGACTGACACGAGCTGCGAAGGTCCCGTTGGGGAAGCATGTCTTGCCAGGCGGGACGACGCGAAGCGAAAAGGCGCCGGGCTACCATATGATCCCGCCGACGGCGCTGCGGCGGGTGGCGAGGCGCTATGATCTCGGAGCGGAGAAGCATGGTGAGGGGAATTGGCTGCAGAGCCTGACGAGCGAGGAGAACGCCCTCGCCTTTTGTAAGGAGGCCTACAACCACCTGGTCGAGCACCAGATGAAGATGCAGGGTGGGCTGGAGCCAGGCGACGACCACCTCGCTGCGATCGGCTGGGCGGTGTTCGCACTGATGGCCGTCGAGGAGAAGTACGGCAAGCCATGGACGGAGCTGACGCGATGAAGCTGACACGAGGAGTGGAGACGAGGCACTTCCGCGGCCGTCTAACCCTTGAGTCGGCGGATGGAGACTCCCACAGTGCGATGTGCAACTTCGCAGACGAATTCAACCTGATCGTGGATGAGCTGGCGTATGGCGCTATGCTCAAGGCACGAGACATCCTCACGGAGAAGCTGAATGAACGTGACAACAAAGCTCGAGGTGTCGATGGGACACCGCCTGCTCGGGTATGATGGAAACTGCGCCTACCTCCACGGCCACAACTACATCGTCGAGGTGACGGTAGGGGGCAAACCCGACGGGATCGGAATCGTCGTCGACTTCAAGGTGCTGCGCAAGGCTCTGAAGGAGATTTTCGAGCCCTTCGATCATGCTATGGTGCTGCACCAGCAGGATCCTGTAGCGGCGATGCTGCCGACGGAGCGACTTGTCCTGCTGACCGTGAACCCGACGGCAGAGAACATCGCCTCGCTCGTCTTCGGGAAGCTGATCGACCGGAACTTCTCGCCGATTCGAGTCGTTGTCAGAGAGACGAGTGACGGCTGGGCCGAAGCGACGGTTGTCGACCGGCAGGTGCGAATTGCCGCAGTTCAGTAGGGGGAGGGGACATGTACACGAATCATGACTTGCCGACGCTGCGGAGCCTTGCCGCGGAGCAAGGCTGCGAGCTGATCATCGCGAAGCCGAACGAGCTGCTCATCGATGATGACAAAGGCACCGCGATGCCCGCCGGGATCCTCGCGCTGATCGAGGAGAAGTTCGGGGTCGAAGACATCGAGTCCTGGACCTCGAGGCGAGGCGGGAAGCACTGGAAGGTGAGGCTCACAGTGGACGTCGAGCCGGAGATCGCAATTGTGTTGCAGGCGGCGCTCGGCTCGGATCCGATGCGCGAAACGCTGGCGGCCTGGGAGCGGCACGCCCTCCGACCTCTCGGAAATCCTGACACCCGCAGCCTCTTCCGGCCGCTCCGAACGGTAGCCGTCCTCCTCCTCGCGGTGGTGGCAAGCGCGTGCTATCCATGGGGGCCGTCCTCTTCGTCGACGAAGCGAAGCGGATCCTACATCGCGTCGTGTGGCAGCCGCACGGCGACGTTCGGCTACGATGCGCAGGGCCACATGTACATCGTGGGGTGTTACTGATGCCCGGCGCCGAAGCTTACCTCATCGCAGAGCGCTTCAAAAGCGTCCAGGGCGAGGGCTGCTACGCGGGCACGCCCATGGCCTTCATCCGTTTTGTCGGCTGCAGCGTCGGGAAGAAGACCTGCCACGCCTGCGACACGGACTTCGAACATGCGTTGCCTTGGAGGGGAGGCGGTCGCTTCGACTCCACGGACCTGAAGCGGTGGGCGATGCCCTACGAGCACATCTGCTTGACGGGAGGGGAGCCCCTCGACCAGGATATCAGGCCGATGCTCTTCCCGTTTGCGCCAGGGGACGGAGTCTACACCCCGATGCTGCATATCGAGACGTCGGGGACCCGGCCGCTGCCCCTCGACGCCTCGCATCCGGACCGCCGTCGGCTATGGATCTGTGTCAGCCCCAAGCCCGGCTTCATCGAAGACGTGGTCCTGGCCGCCGACGAAGTCAAAGTCATCGTGCCAGGGCTCGGATCTGGCAGCGACTGGCCGACTCCTGACGATGCTCTCCGCTGGGCCGCCGCTGGCAAAATCGTCTTCCTCCAGCCGAGGAACGCCAAGTTCGACATCGACAAGGTCAACCTGACCTACGTGCAGGACCTTCTGCATGACTACCCCCAGCTGAGGCTGAGCGTCCAGCTTCACAAGATCCTGAAGGTGCAATGACATGGCCAAACTGCTCCGATGCGACATCTGCGGGAAGCTCAGTGACGCGATCCAGGTGACCCCCGACGTCCAGGTCCTCACCTCCCGCTTCGACATCTGCGTCGAGGACGCGACGAAGCTGGAGAAGGTGATCCACGACTACGTCGAGAGCAGGCGGGCGAAGCCATGACAGCCAAGGAGTTCTGGCTCCGCTTCGGTGCCGGCTTTGTCATCGGCTTCATCGTGCTGATCGCAGCAGTCCTCGTCTTCGGTTGCGTCGCGGTTGAGACGCGCAGCGTCCTCTTCTTCGACCCGTCTACGGTCCGCTGCACAGAGACTCTCGCTGCAGCGAAGCTCTGCACGCCGGAGGCGCCGTGAGAGTCGTCCACGATATCATCGTCGCGAGCGCCGCTCCGCAGAACGGTCAGCGCAGCGTCCTCGCCTTCATCCAGCACGGCACGAAGGCTGAAGGCTACATCTACGAAAACGTCTGCCCGTGGTGTGAAGCCACGGTGGAGAAGGTCACGGCGCATAGCGAGGCGAAGGTCATCGACGTCCTGACCCGTCTTCAGAAGGGCCTCGCCGGCCACCTGCACAAATGTCCACGCCGCGGCTCCACCCGCCTCAGCGTGATACGCACGACGCAGCCTCTCAACACCGAGAAGCTCGTCAGGGAGATGTGATGGCAAACCGAAACCGAATCGACCAGGAGAAGATTGAGAAGGGCGTCCGCCTGATCCTCCAAGGCCTGCACGTGGACCTTGCAGACCGGAACTACGCAGGAACGCCAAGGCGCGTCGCGAAGATGTACGCGGAGCTGTTCACCCCGCACCCCAACAACTTCCGGACCTTCGAGGAGAAGCACGACTCAATGATCGTCCTGAGAGGGCATGAAGTCCATGGCATGTGTCCCCACCACCTCCTACCCGTTGTCATGCAAGTGTACCTTGCATATATTCCAAATGGCAGGGTCCTTGGACTCTCCAAATTGGCCCGTACTGTTGAAGGTCAGCTCACGGAGCCAATCATGCAAGAGACACTCACTGACAGAGTTGTTGCTGATCTGCAGCGTCGTGTCGAGCCAAAAGGAGTTGCTTGCACTATTGTCGGCGTCCATGGGTGCATGCGGCATCGGGGCGTGCGAACAGGAGGCGATATTGTCACCTCTGCAGTCAGTGGAATTTTCCTGACGAATGCGGCGGCGCGGGACGAGTTTATGAAGATAACGGGCGACCTATGAGCGAAGCGAATCCCTTCAACAAGCCGGAGGCGTGTGAGGTCTGCCCCCTCTTCCTCGAGCCGGGGCCCGTGCTGGGCAGCGGGAATCGCAACGCGAAGATCATCTACCTGGGTGAGGCCCCAGGCGCAGAGGAAGTTGATGCTCCCCGCCACCGCCCAGACCACTTCGCTCCGTTCATAGGAGGCACGGGCCGCGTGCGGAACGCCCTGCTTCGGCACGCCGGGATTGAGAAGAACCTTCACCTCTACACGACGAACACCGTCAAGTGCCGGCCGCCAGGCAACCGGCTACCCACCGAATTCGAAACGCAATGTTGCGTCAGGTTCCTCGTCGAGGAGATAGAAGATGTCCAGCCGAACCTTATCATCGCGGCGGGGGAGCTCGCCCTCAACACCCTCACCGGGAAGAAGAAGATCGGCCTCTGGAGAGGAGTTGTTACAGAGGGACCTACCCTTGGGCGAGACGCCCCCTACAAAGTCTTCCCCATCTGGCACCCAAGCTTCGTCATGCGACAGCAGTACAACTGGCCCTTCGCGGTCCTTGACCTGGTACGAGCGAAGGATGAAGGAGCGTTCCCGGAGATCCGTCGTCTACCGTTCAGCGTTGAGCGTCGTGCAGACCTCAACGCTACTCGAGCAGATCTTCTTCGAGCTGGTCGCGAGAGGGGCTACATCACCTTCGACTTCGAGACGACCGGCCTCGACTTCGTCAATAGTGCGATTCGCATGTGCGGATTTGTCGGCCGGAGCGATCAGGCTAACGTGTACGATTGGACCATTGGTACTCAGCAGCTCTTTCAGGAAGTACTTGACGATCCTGCAATCAAGATCGTCGGTCAGAACATACTCAACTTCGACCTCCCGTTCGCGGAAGAGAAAGCGTTCCGCATCCCCTGGCTGAAGGTCTTCGATACGATGGTCGCGTTCCACCTCTGCAACTCGTCCTACGGACAGACGACTGTTGCAGAGCAGAATAAGGGGACGTTCCGTCAGCAGGGGGCCGAGAAAGACCTTGCGATGATCGCCTCGTGCCACACGGACATCGAGTATTGGAAGTCGAAGGATGCGTACCGCAACGATATCTATGGAGTATGCGGTGTCGACTGCATCGCGACGGATCGGGCTGCTCTCGATCCGAAGCGGGGACTCGTCCGGGAGCTGGAGTTGTACGGGATGACGGATCTGTACTGGAAGCATGTGCTGCCGGTCCATCCAGTCCTGAAGAAGATGACGCGACTCGGCGTGAAGCTCGATGAGAGTAGGGCGGCGGCCTGGAGCATGCTGCTGGAACGCGAAGCGGACGAACGCGAAGCAGCGCTCCGCGCAGGGCTAGGAGATCCCTTCCTCAACCTCCACAGTCCGAAGCAGTTGATGGACCTCCTCTACAAGAAGCTGGGGTTGCCCGTCCAGTATAAGGATGATAAGAAGAGAGGACGCGTAGCGACGGCCGACGCGGAGGCGATGGAGAATCTCGCACGCCTCGCCCCGGAGAACGTGATCCTACGAAGCATCAACGACGTCAGGCACCTGCGGAAGATGAAGTCGACGTACGTCGACCTCGCCCTCCTCGGAGATGGGAGGGCCCATCCGAAGTTCGGCGTGAGTAAGGCGGCGAACGGCCGCTTCAACAGCTGGGACCCGAACGGCCAGAATGTGCCCGAGGCCATGCGGGACATGTGGATTCCGGACAGCGACGAGCACGTCCTGATCTCTGCTGACAGCTCCCAGATCGAGTGGCGGGTGGCTATGGTCCTGTCCGGAGATCCCGTCGGCCTGGAGCTGCTCGCAAGCGGCGTGGATAATCACAGGGCCGTCGCCGCGGAGACGCTCGGAATCCGGATCGAGGATGTGACCGATGAGCAGCGCCACGCGGCGAAGTTCATTGTCTATGGGCTAGGCTATGGTCGTGGTCCCGACTCCATCGCCAAAGGCCACGGCCTCGACTTCAACTTTGTCGTCTCCTTCATCCAGCGCTTCTTTCGGCGGTTCACCGTCTTCGGAGCGTGGCGTGAACGCCAGGTCGACATTGTCAAAGACCAATACTTCCTCGCGAATCCGTGGATGCGGCGGCGGTGGTGGTACAGTCGGCAGGTGACGGAGGTCTATAACTTCCCT